CCGAACTAATTCGACGAAGCACCGTTTACGGATTCAGCGAAGCGGAAAATGATCGGCAACGGCGTCCCGCTCCCGATGGGCCGCGCCGTGGCGCAAGCGGTGAAGCGCGCGATGTATCCGGAGCTCTGCGAGGCGAGTGCATGATGATCAGCCTCGGGATCGTGCTGGGCGTGGCGGTGCTCTCGGTACTGCTCGGGGCGGTGACCTGGTGGGTCTGTGCGCCCGGCTCCGGCCTAAGCGGGCCATTTGAATTGAGAGGAGTTGATGATGGCGAGTGAGACAAGCGTGTTTGAGGGCTGGTGCATCGTGGAACAGTTGGGACACAAGCGACTTGCCGGGTTCGTCTCGGAACAGGTTGTCGGCGGCACAGCATTTATTCGCATCGATGTGCCTGGATCGAACGGTGCTCCGGTTGCAACGCAATTCCTCAGTGGTCAATCGATCTACGCAATTACGCCCTGCACGGAAGACTTGGCCCGCAAGGTTGCGCAAACGTGCGTGGTCCAGCCAGTGACGCAATGGGACTTGCCGAGAGCATTGCCACCAGCATCACGGCAGGACGATGAGGATGATCGCGACGATCTTGACGATTCTGACGATGACGATGAGGAGATGCCATGAAACGACGTTCGCAGACTGAAGTCGCTGAAACCGCCGTCGAGGAAGCCGCGCGCCTGTTGCCGCCCGAACCGCATACGCTCGCCTCGCTCGAGTCGACGCTGGCCGACATTCGCGAGCATTACCGGATCGCGGAGGACGCGAAACAGCGGATGGTCGAGGCGAAGGAGCGCGCCACTGAGTGCCGCAAGCTGTACGACGCCGCGGTCGATTCGCTGCTGTTCGCGATCCAGGCGAGCGAGCCGCAGCCCGCCGCGCCGCTGCCGCTGTTCGACGCGCGTGACGCGCTTGATGAGACGCCGAGCGAGACCCTCGCGAACGCGTAGCCCATGAACGCACCGCACCGCTGCGCAGCGTGCTTGGAATTTCTGCCGCGAGAACGAACCCGTTTCATCGTGTTCGTACCAGAAGCGGAGCCCAACGTAATGTGCTTCGTTGAAGAGCGGATCGTGTTTGGTCGCGAAGACATCGTCTGCGAGGACTGCGTCGGCTGGTATCACGATGGCGCCATCGAAGTCACGGCAGACGAGGTCGAGCTATGACAAACGACGAAGAGTCCGACGCGCGTCGCTGGGCCTGGCTCGCCGCGAACGGCTTCAGCGCGGACGACGTTGCTGAGATCCGCGCCGCGACGCTTGAGCGCCGCGCATGGCGAGCCGAGCAGCGAGCGAAGGCTGAAAAGAAACTGCCCGCCCTGAACGGGACGAAGGCGAGGCCGAGCCGAGATCCCAGATTCATCAAGCGGACGCGGAAAGCGATCAGGCCATGAGGAGCGAAGGCATGGGTGAGTGTGGAGGTGTGTCATGTAACCGCAGGGCGTCGCCTCACAACCGGCCAGACGGGTTCTGGACTCTACGCCGAGAGAATGGCCAGCGAGCGCGCGGCGTCAACGGGCTCGCTCCATCTCCACCGAGTGAGGGAGATCGCTGATGAAGGAAACGCGGAAGCAGAAGATCGCGCGTCAGCGGAATTTCGCGGCGGGTCTCGCTGCGGATCGGGTGTGCGATCCAATCCGGACCGCCATCGATACGGGCGAGTTGGTGATCACGCCAGGGGCGACCATGAGCGACCAGCCGTTGCAGCGCGTGCAAATTGTGAATCGGAAGCATCCGCACTTCGAAGAGTACGGGCGCTTCACGGGCAAGATCATCACGTTGGTGTTCAACAGAGACAAGCCGCTCGCCGAAGTGAAGCTCGAGCACTGCTGCCACGGAGTAGACGCCTGCTTCGTGAGCCAAGGTGACGTCATCGCAGTCAAGGAACGGCCATGAGCGACCAGCCGGACGAGAAGAGGGCGACGGTAACGCGTCTGGATAGCGGGTATGTGCTGGTTCGGTGGTCGGCTCAGGTCTGGGCGCAATGGCCTGAACATCGGTCAGCAACAGCAGAGGACTTTTTCCAGCCATCATGGTCGGCGACACCTGAGCGCATCAGAGAAGCGAGCATGCTTGCTGGCCTGGACGAGAAGAGGCTATGAAGTACGCCAAGCGAAAGATCTCCAGGGTGACGCAGTCTCCACTGAACCCAGTGATCTGGTTCCTTGATCTGGAGTGTGGTCACGAGGTGCGCGTCGTGCAGAAGAAGCGGCCGGCGAAGGTATCCATCACGCGCGACAAGGCAACTGGTGAGTCGCTGATCGGGCCGCGAAGAATCCTGTGCCCTACGTGTGATGGAAGGCACCCATGATCGAGCGAGACGACACACCAGCGGAGACGATGTGCGACGGTAACGGAGAATGCTACCGGCTAGACAAGGAGTTGGCTCTGGCGCTGGCTGAGCGGGACGAATGGCATCGAAGGCATAACATTATGTTGCGTACGGCTGGTCAATGCTTGCGGCTGAGAGGTGAGGCCGAAGCCGAGTTATCCCAGGTACTGGCCGAGCGGGATGAGGCGTTGCGCGCGCTGTTGCGACTCTACCAGCAAACGCCAGAGGCCGACAACGAGGACAGAACGGCAGGCCAGCTCGAATCCGCTATTGAAGCGCAGCTCGCAGCCAACGACGAGGCCGTAGAGCATTTCAAGGCCCGTGCGGAAGCGGCTGAATCCTCCCTCCGTCGCTGTATGGAAGAGAAAGATGGACGAGAAGACTAAGACTTTCACGCGAATGGCCACTCAGTGTGCGGGGCGCACCTCACGTACCGCGCCGACCGACAGGAGTTGATTCGGTTTCATGGTCGCAGCGCTCTTTGTGTTGGAGAACGGGCCGTATGCGGACATTCCAGGCGTGGACGTCTGGGGACCGACGAGAGACGCCAGGCTCTATGCTGGCCCGTGGCCCGTGGTCGCGCATCCTCCGTGCGAACGGTGGGGCCGCTACTGGCATGGTGGGCCATCGGCTCGGGTGCGGAGAGTGAAGGGCGACGACGGCGGGTGCTTCGCGGCAGCGCTCGAGGCGGTGCGGACGTGGGGCGGAGTGCTCGAGCATCCAGAGGCGAGCTCAGCGTGGGACGCGTTCGGGCTCAGGAAGCCGCCACGCTGGGGCGCGTGGGTGTCGGCGGATTGGGAAGGTGGGTGGACGTGCTGTGTCGATCAGGGCCACTACGGGCATAGAGCTCAAAAGGCGACGTGGCTCTACGCGAATGGCGTCGATCTGCCATCGCTGAAATGGGGCAAGTGTCCACGCATGGCGCGGCTCGACGAGGGATTTCATTCGGCGGCCGAGCGGCGCCGCGCTGTGAAGACCGGCGTGTGTCAGCGGCTCTCTCGCCGTCAGCGGCTCGAGACACCGGCAGCGTTTCGAGACATGTTGCTATCGATGGTAATGGCGCGTGCGGCGTAACGCAGCCGTTGAAGTATTCGCTGCGAAGTCGGCAGAAATCGGCTACTGCGCTGACGAATTGGCCTCCCTCGCCTCCGTAGTGAGGCCAGAGACGAATCAGGAATGACGCTGCAGCCTGCGCATTGCTTCCTTGGTGGCGCGATCGAACGGCTCCTCAAGGGTCAGCCACCGGTCTCCCTCGCGTCGCTCGATGGCGCCCTGGACGAGTCTGTAGCGTGGAGGCTGACCACCCTTCAGGCCATTGCGTCGACGGGCGGCTTGCTGGGCCTCGGTGTTGGCGAGGCCTCCACGGCGGCCCAGCGAGACGGCGTGCGGGTTCTTGCGGGGCATTTACTCGGCCATGGCCTTTCGGCGCTCGGCTTCTTTCGTCATGAGGGCGATACGCTCTTCGGCTTCCGCCCGAGCGACGTCGGACAGGCCTGTGCGCAGATATTCGCGATCGCGGCTCATGTGGAATGCCAAGTCGGCATCGCTCATGGCTCGGACCTCGGCGACGAACGCGGGGGGGATTGGCATGGCGGTGTCCTACTCTGCGCGCTCGGCGGCAAGGTGACGCGCGTTCTGCTGATTGCGGGCGCGGAGCTCGTGCCGCATAGCCGCGATGTCCCGCCGCAGATCCGTCACGGTCGGCAACTCGCTGTAGCTACGAACGGCAGCGCTACCCTTGCCAGCGATGCGGAGATACGCCAGCCCGCGCATGCGGTCAACGGTCAACTGCACCCCGGACTCGCCAGCCACCATGGCGCGAAACGCGGCCATGTGCTCGGTCGTCTCGCGCGGTGCGCCGGGGACCGTGTGAGCCGCAAACAGTGCCGCCATCGTCGTTTCTCCTCTCGCTCGGCCGCGTCCATCGCGTCCGTCAGCTGATGAGACGAGTATATTAGCGGTCAGGTTCCGTGTCAAGTAGAAAGATGACACCGGATTGAAGAAAAATAAAAGAAAGGCGAACCCGGTAAATGGATGCCCCGTTGTGACGCCAACGCCGTGAAAGCCCTCCCTGATCCCGAGACGTGCCGCATCTGCTACGTTCGTGGGCGAGTTATTGATTCACGCCGCTGCCGGTACGGATATCGTCGTCGACGCCGAACGTGTCCTCATTGCGGCGCGCAATGGACGACATGGGAGGTGACGTCGCCACCGTCTCCAAGTTGGTTCCGCGCTCGTCGCCGCCAATGCGCACACTACTCTGAGTAGTAGTTCCACAAGGAACAGTCCAGCCTCGCTTTATCCTGCCCCGCATGGGGCGCCTGCTCAACGAGCCTGTCCTGATCGGTACTGCGATACGGGCGGTGGTGTTGGCCGGGATGGCGTTCGGTCTCCAAATTACGCCTGAACAGCTCGCCGCGGTCATGCTCGCGATCGAGGCGGTTCTGGCGCTCGTCACTCGTACACTTGTCACGCCGAACCAACTCGCCGAGGCGCGCGTCGATGCTGGCGGCCGGCCGACGCAGCCGCTCACTCCATGAGCGAGGTTCCGGACGGGCTGACGCCGTCGATTTACGAGTTCGCGCTTATTTGGCTCGCCAACGGCTACAACGGCGCAGCAGCGTACAAGGCGTCACACCCCGACTGTCAGAGCGAAGCGGCGGCCCGTGCCGGTGGCGCTCGACTTCTAGCCAACGCTAACGTCCGCGCCTATTTACGGACACAACTCGAAAGCCGCTGGGCCGAGCACGAGATGAGCGCCGACGAAGCCGCGGCCCGCGTCGCGATGGATGCCCGCTCCGATCCGCGTCTGTTGTTCAACGCGAAGGGCGAATTACTCCCGCCGCACGAGTGGCCCGACGAGATCGCCAACTCGATCGAATCCGTCGACATGACGACCGGCAAGGTCAAGCTCGTGTCGAAGCTCGGTGCGCGGCGGCTGATGTTGGAGCTCACCGGCAAACTACGCGATCCAGGCGACGGACTACGCGACCTCGCGCAGATTCTCGCAGACAAGTGGAAGGGAGACGATGCTGACCGTCCAAAGAAAGCGTGAGTTGCTGGCGCACCTTGATCAGATCGAGACCGAAAGCATCCTCGATCCGATCGGTGCTTGTCGTCAGCTCGCCGCGATCGTGAAGGAGTTGCTCGAGCATCAGCCGCCCACCACTCACGAGATGGCCGTCGACGAGGCGCGGACCCGCTGATGGAAAAAGTCCGCGACCGTGTAACCGGCAAACTTCGCGACCCACGCGAAGGCGATGTCATTCGGAGTGCGGACAAGCTCACCGTGTATCGCATCGAGAATGCGGGTGGGACGCGTCGAGGCGTTCAGCGGAAGGTGCGCGGTAAAGCCGAGCGGAAGCGGCTAAAGCGCGAGCGGATGAGGGCTCGGCTGTGAGTATCGAACGCAAGGCGCGGCAGGTCCTCGAGCGATGGGAGCGTGATCCGGTCTCGATGGTCGTCGAGGAGTTCGGTGCCGACCCAGATGCGTTCCAGGTCGATTTGCTCCAGGCCTTCGCGCGCAAGGACATCAACCGGATCGCGATGAAAAGCTGTAAGGGCCCTGGCAAGACGGCCGGCGAGGCATGGTGTGCGCTCAACTTCCTCGCAACGCGCGGATTCCTCTACGGCTCAGACAACACGAAGATCGGTTGCACGTCGATTACCGGCGACAACATCGATATGAACCTGTGGCCCGAGCTCCAGAAGTGGATGCTGCGCAGCGAGTTCTTCCGGACCGCGTTCGTCTGGACCAAGTCGCGCGTCTACGCACGGGCGCGGCCTGAGCAGGTCTTCGCCGAGAAGCGCACCTGGCCGAAGAAAGGCAATCCTGAGGAACAGGCTGATGCGCTCGCTGGGCTGCACGCGGATCACGTCGCGTTCTTTTGCGACGAGTCCGGCGGCTATCCGCAAGCGGTCATGGTCACGGCCGAGGCGATTCTCGCGACCGAGGGACAGGAAGCCAAGATCGTGCAGGCCGGCAACCCCACGCACACGACCGGCCCACTCTATCGCGCGTGCACCACGGACCGGCATCTCTGGTACGTCATCACCATCACCGGCGACCCGGACAATCCGAACCGCTCATCGCGCATCAGCATCGACTACGCGAAGGAGCAGATCCAGCAGTTCGGCCGAGACAACCCGTGGGTGATGGTGAACGTGCTCGGCGAGTTCCCGCCATCGAGCATTAATGCACTGCTCGGCGTCGAGGACGTCGAGGCGGCGATGCGCCGGCATCTGCGACCGGACGCGTACGAGTGGTCACAGAAGCGGATCGGCGTGGACGTCGCGCGATTCGGCGACGACAGGACGATCATCTTCCCGCGGCAGGGGCTCGCCGCGTTTCATCCGATCATCATGCGGCAGCAGCGGACCACGCTCATTGCTGGGCGCATTGCGAAGGGCTTCATTCGGTGGGGCGCGGAACTGATCCTCATCGACGACTCCGGCCATTGGGGGCACGGTGCGGTTGATGCGCTGATTACCGCTGGCTATCCGGTGCATGCGGTCATCGCGGAGGACAAAGCGATTGATCGCCGCTACAAGAACCGGCGCGCGGAGATGTGGCTCGAAGGGGCGAAGGCGATCCAAGCCGGCGCGGCACTGCCCTACATCCCGGAACTGATTCGCGAGTTGACGGTACCGACCTACACGTTCGTCGGCGGCGTGTTCGTGCTGGAGCCGAAGGACCAGATCAAGGCGCGGCTTGGGTGCTCGCCGGACCTCGCGGAGGGCTACATGCAGACCTACGCGCTGCCCGATCAGCCTGGCCAGATGATGCAGATGATGCGCGGGCGGAATCGCACCCTGACCGAGTTCGATCCGAACGCCTCGCCTGAGGACCTCGCGGGCGGGCGGGCAATTACCGACTTCGATCCGTATTACGGGGGAGGCGTGTTATGAGCAAGACAAAGACACAAGTCGCAGCCGTGGTGACGCTGCGCGGCGCTGGACGCTGGACGAAACGCGGTCGTCGCGATATCGCCGCGTGGCTGCGCAAGCAGGCCAAGGAGCTTGAGCAGTACGGATCGGATTACCCAGCTGAGCGCGCGACACGTGCGCGGTATTGCTACTGACGATTCCGGAATGGTTCACGCGCGTGGGCGAGACCTTCGCGCGGCCGTTAGTCGAGGCGACGGACGAGGAGTTACTCGCGATGCTGAGCACACGAGGGCCAGTGATGACGATTCGTGAAGCGACGCTCGATCGGGACGGTCTCGAGATCGTCGTCATGACGGAGCAGTTCCTCAAGGAGTCGATCTACGGTCGCTTCTTCCCGTTCAACAGCGATCAGGTGATGACGCTGATCGTAAACGTGCTGCAACTCGGCGCCGTGTTCCTCGCGGAAGAGGGCGAACGCATCGTCGGGATGCTGGCGGTCGTGAAAATCCCGCACCAGATCAGCGGCGAAGTGTTCGCGGAGGAGATCGCCTGGTGGGTGAGCCCGGAGCATCGGGGCGCGTCGATTGGGCCGCGGTTGCTGCGGCACATGGAGGAGTGGGCCCGGGCTGAAGGACTCGGCATGGTGAAGATTGGGGCACCTGTCGACAAGCCGGAGGTCGCGGCGTACTACGAGCGGCTCGGCTACACGGCCGTCGAGACCGCGTACGCGAAGAGGTTCTGAGAGATGGGGTTCACGACACTTGCACTGCTCGGACTCTCCACAACTGGCGGCGCGCTGGCCGGTCGTGAGATTGGCAGGCGTCGTCGAGCCTCCCAGCAACCCGTCACGGCTCCGGCACCGACGACGGCCGCGCTCTCCGCTCCCCCACTCCCACCGGATACGAGTCGCGCAGCGAGCGACGCCGCATCGGCAGCGACGCGCGTCGGTGAGCGTCGGCGCCGTCCGGTGCAGAGCCTGACCAGCATGACGCAACTTCCACGTCGACAAGCGCCGCGGGCAACTTACTGATGCGCACGCTCTACGACGCGCTCGAAATCGGCCCGAAGACCAAGCGTGAGCGCTACGAGCAGCTTGAGGCGGCGCTCTGGTCAGAGCGGTCCTCGTTCGATGCGCATTGGATGGAGTTGGGTGACTGGCTGCTACCGACCCGTACGCGGTTCTGGACGAGTCAGCGCAATCAAGGCGGGAAGCGCAACCAGAACATTATCGATTCGACCGGCCGGTTCGCGCTGCGGACGCTATCGAGTGGGATGCACGCGGGCCTGACCTCACCGGCGCGCCCTTGGTTTAAGCTCACGACGCCCGATCCCGACTTGGCAAAGTTCAAGCCGGTCCAAGAGTGGCTCGAGATCGTCACGCAGCGGATGAATATCGTCTTTGCGGACGCGAATCTCTACCTGTCGTTCCCGACGCTCTATACCGACATCGGCGCATTTGGGACGTCCGCGATGGGGATGCTGCCGGACGCCGAGGACCTGTTTCGTTGCTACAACTACCCGCTCGGGAGCTACGCGCTCGGGATGGATGAGCGAGGCAAGGTCGCGATCTTCGTGCGGCGGTATGAGTTGTCCGTCCTCCAATTGGTGAAGACGTTCGGCGTGGAGCTCGGGTCGCGCGAGATCGATTGGTCACGGTTCAGCAGCACGGTAAAGACGCTCTGGGATCGCGGCAATTACACCGCCTCGATCGAGGTCTGCTGGATCGTGCAGCCGAACGAGGCGTATCAGGAAGGCCGACTCGGACCGCGAGGGTTCAAGTTCTCCTCGTGCCATTTCGAGCGCGGGTCGAGCGAAACGGACGGGCGCTTTCTGCGTGAGAGCGGCTATGACACGTTCCCGATCATGGCGCCGCGCTGGGAAATCACCGGGGAGGACAGCTACGGCACGGACTGCCCGGGTATGACCGCGCTGGGCGACGTTCGCCAGCTGCAGATCCAGCACAAGGACAAGGGGCGCGCGATCAAGAAACAAATCGATCCGCCAGTGCAGGGGCCGCCCGAATTGCGCACGCAGAAGACCAGTCTCTTGCCAGGGGACATCACGTATGTCCGCGATTCGCGCGAGGGCGGCGGGCTCCGCTCCGTCCATGACGTGAACCTGAACCTTGGAGACCTGCGCGAGGACATGGCCGATACGCGCTATCGCATCAAGACCGCGTTCTACGAGCCGCTCTTCCTGATGATGGCGCAGAGCGATCAAACACTCGGGGCGGAGCGGCCGACCGCTCGAGAAATCGACGAGCGGCACGAAGAGAAACTCCTCGCACTCGGTCCGGTGCTCGAGCGCACGGGCGATGAACTGCTCGATCCGGTCATCGATCGCGCCTTCGCAATGATGCAGCAGTCCGGACTGTTGCCGCCTCCACCATCCGAGGTGCAGGGCGTGCGGCTGAAGGTCGAATACATCTCCATCATGGCCCAGGCGCAGAAGCTCGCGGGCGTGGTTGCGCAAGACCGGTTCCTGCTCTCGACGGTGAATCTCGCGGCGACTTATCCCGAGGCACGCCACAAGGTCATCGTGTTCCGCGCGATCGACAACTACCGGGACATGTACGGTGTCGACCCGCGGATGATTCGCAGCGACGAAGAGGCGCAGCAACTCGCGCAGCAGGAGCAGCAGCAACTCGCGCAAGCACAGGCGGCGGCGAATGCGGCGCAGATGGGCAAGGGCCTAAAGGATGCCGCAGCAGCGCCGATGGGGACGGATTCGGCGCTCGATCGCTTGGTCGGCGCCGCAGCGGCACAGTAGAGGGAGCGACAGGATGATCGATGTTACAGCAAGCCCGTACAGCACCGTCGGTGATGGATCAACCGATGCGGCAGATCATCGCGAACAACATCATCCGTGGCGGGTGGACGAACGGCATCAAGGTCGACTCGTACGAGTCGAACACGCTCGACGTCCTGGTGATTGGCGGGAACGCGATTGAATGCGATGCGAGCAATCCGGCGATCAACATTCAGTCGGGCTCGTGGCTGACGGGGCTCGTCATTGGCCCGGGCGGCAACGCGGCTGCCGTCACGCAGGGGATCAGCACCGATCGCAATTACCTGGTCGGCGGCGTCATGGACGGCCGCGGCGATTGGGTCGTCCATGCGACGCCGGAAAGCGCGCTGACAGCAGATGTCGGCTCAACGGCTCGGCGCACAAACGGATCGACCGGGACATCGTTCTACGCAAAGGAGAGCGGTTCAGGCAATACCGGCTGGGCGGCGAAGTAGCCATGCCATTCAAAAAGGCGCGCGGCGGGAAGTACAGATCGCCCTCGGGGCGACTGCTGACGAAGAAGCAGGTGCGTGCGTACTACGCGAAGAAGCACGCCACGCGGAGGCGGCGATGAAGACGCCACACACCATAACCGCACGCGGCCGGCACGTGCGGGTGACGCTCAAGACCGGCGAGACATTCGAGGATCGCTTTGTTGAGCGAACCAGGAAGAGAGTGCTCGTGTTCGGGAGTGGCCGACGCGTGGCGGTAGGAGACGTAAAGAGCTTCAGCGATCGACGACTCCTGCAACCGCTCTCACGCATGCGGAAGGTGTCATAGATGGCGCAGGGCGATCGTGCGCTCGTGCGGAACGCGGCTGACCCGGCCCAGGTCAAACGTGCGGCA